CTGGTGCTGACAAACTGGCTGAACGCCTGAAGAAAACCATACCTCATCAATTCCTAACTGATGAAGAGCTTAAGAATGGCGCTGGTCCAGGCATTACTCTAGAACAGATGCAAGAATTACAGCTTCAACTTCAAGCTCTTGCAGAAGAGAACAAGAGTCTTAAGGCTGATAAATCAATTGATATCGCTAAAATCCAGATCGACAGTTACAACGCTGAGACTAAGCGTATTCAAGCCCTATCAGATAATATGGTTGATGCCACTAAACTAGAACAAGATGCTATCAAGAACATCCTTGACAACTCTCTTAAACTCGAAGAGCACGGAATGAAACGTGAAGAGATGGATCACGAAAAAGAGATGACTGAAAGAGAGCATCAAACAAGTATGATCCAAATGGATCGTCAAAATCAGTTAGCTGAAAAGCAACTGCAAATGAAATCGACTCCTGCTGCAAAAACCAGCTCATCTAGCAGCAAGAACTAAGTCGCAAATAACAGAAGAGCAAACGGTTAAAGGACCGCATTATTTTATTTATGAGTACAGAAAATCTAATCGCAGACTCTGATGATGTCAATCTCGACGATTTCTCCGCTGACTTTTTTGGCCAAAAGAAAGTAGATGAAGTCAAACAAGAAGAGCTGGCCAAGCCTTCTGAGGAAGAGGTAGACGCTGAAGAAGACACTGACGCACTTACAGATACTCAAGAAAACGAGGATGACGATACCCTCGAATCTGAGGACGACAAAGAAGACACAGACGAAGATGAAGAGGAGGATACTCCTACTAAGCCTGTTAAAAAGAAAAGCCGACTTCAGGAACGTATCGATGAGCTTACTGCTGGAAGGCACGAAGCTGAAAGACGAGCGAATGCGCTCGAAGCAAAACTAAATGAACTAATCTCTAATCAAAACAAGATCCAGAAAGAAGAGGTAGCAAAAACTAAGTCAACTTCTGTTGATGACGGTGATATGCCTTCTCCAGATGATCTTAACGAGGATGGCTCAGATAAGTATCCATTAGGCAACTATGATCCCAATTATATTAAGGATCTAACTAAGTATGCTATCGAGTCAGAACATAAAGCTGCCAAGGAAAGGCAAGAGCAAGAGGCTGTTGAGCAGGCTAAACAAAATTATGAGAGGGATCTCGTGAATAGTTGGTTAGAAAAGCTTGAAGCCGCTAAAGAGACTTATCCCGATATCATTGAGTCTAACAATAGATTAGAAAATACTTTCAAGGATATCGAACCGAATTACGGCAAGTATCTTGCAGCTACTATTATGTCCATGGATTACGGTACAGATGTTCTTTACTACTTAAGTAATAACCTCGAAGAAGCGCAGAAGATTGTTCAGTCTGGGGCAACCAAGGCCACTATGGCCCTTGGTCGACTAGAAGACAGGTTTGCATCAGCAGCCCAAGAAAAGCAGAAAGCTAGACCAAAAGTATCTAAGGCTCCGCCTCCGCCGCCCTCTAATAAAGGATCAGCGGCAGCGATAGCTGAGGTGCCAGACGATACTACAGACCTCGAAGCCTTCTCAAAGAAATTTTTTAAGAAGAAGGCATAACTCATATGAAAGGATAGTACCTTATTATGGCTACTGTTACAGTACAACAGCAAGCACTGGTCCTTAATGCGTTTGCTGCTATTTTCCAAAACAATCTAATCTCAAAGGACCTTGTTACTTGGAAGAAGTTTGATCAGGAAAAGAATGACCGAAACGGTCTAAAAGTCATCGAGCAGGTGACTCCTGATTATACAACCTCCTTTACCTCTAATGGTGTTGCTAACCTCTCTGGCGGTGTCCAAGACACTGTCTTTGGTTCTGAGGTATACCAACTAACTCAAACAATCGGTTCAAGCATGGGTTGGGGCGACTTTGTCAAAATCCGTGATCTTGGTTCTGCCAGAGAGTCTCAGGCTCTTCGTAAGGCAGCTCTGCGACTTGCTACCGATCTCGACGCTTATATTATTGGCTACGCAGCCAAGGCCTCAAATAACTGGCTTGGTGATGGCAACTCAGTTGTCGGAACTTGGGACAGTCTTGCTAGTGCATATACGCGACTTAAGCAAGAAGGTGTAGACAGTCCTGAACAGACTGCTGTTCTTGATTATGCCGATCGACAGGCTCTTGGTTCTGATGTTGTTGCTGATAATGCTTCACTAGCTAATATCGGTGATGGCGTCTATCGCTCAGGTTTCATGGGTAATGTTGCCGGCTTTAGAACACTTTTCACTCAGCAGCTACCAGCGATGACTGTTGGTACTCGTGTTGCTTCTGCTACATCTGTCACTAATTACTCGTCTGGTAACTTTGATAATGTCTATAGTGCTGTCTGTAATTCAGCTTCAACTAATGGCTATTTCAAGACAGGCCTTCTAAATTTTGATGGCCAGTCCGGCTCTGTTACACTGAAAGATGGTGAAGTTTTCACTATTGCAGGTATCTACGCCTATGATAATCAGGCTAAGAAGCAGCTAAATCATCTACAACAGTTCCGTGTTGTCGGCGATTATACTGCCAGCTCTGGTGCTTTCACTAACGTTAGATATTATCCTGCTGTTATTACTACAGGCCCTGAAAAGACTGTTGTAAATACTAACGGTGGCGGCTCAACCTGGGATGGGCTTTCTATCACTCATATCGGTGCTGCCGGTGCTACGCTCCATCCTCGCTTTGTTGCAGACAAGGAGGCTATTACTGTTAGCACTGCCGATCTTATTATGCCCGCCACTGGTACTGCACGAAGAATGAACCTTAGTAAGGTTCCAATGAGCGTTCGTATGTGGCAGCACTCAGATTTCGGTACCGGCGCACACAGCATTCGTTTCGATGTTGCAGTTGAGTGTAATACTCTTGCCAATGGTCGCGAACGTCTTGTTCGTGTTAATGGCTCATAATAGGAGTAAGCAAAATGGCTAGCTCAGGCACAGTAAATATCCCTCGTCCTCAGTTTGAGAAGAAGCTTGATGCAGGGGCTATTGCCTCTTGTGCTCAGGCTACAGGAACAGCGAAGCGTACTACATTCGCTACTAGCACTGTTACTCTTGCTGAGTTAGCAGGCGTTATGATGGCACTTCTTGCTGACCTAAAGACAAGAGGCATTATTCAATAATTAATAGAACCGGGGCGGCCTCTACAAGTATGCACACTGCCCCGGTCTTTTAAACAATATATCCTTTTGCTTATCACAGAAGCAAGATAATTCAGGAGAAAATAATGGCGACAGTTCGCGAACGCTATAGCCCAAAACCAATGTCTGCTAATAGTACTTATAAAATCCCTCAAGGTATCTCCTCGATTGGTGGCTTTCTTTGTACGGTAAGCGGAACATTAAATGTATATAATGATAGCAATATAAACATTGTAGTTAATCTAGCAGTAACTGCTGGTACTTATTATCCTCTTCCATTCTTAATCGGTATGAACGGCAATGGCTCAGTAGTTCTTTCTGGGGGAGCCGCAGGAACACTAGGAATCTAATAATGCTTAGTACTTGGATGAATAGGTTTATGTCAGGAGGCGGCGCTGTTACCTCTTTTTCTGACGACTTTAACCGAGCTGATGGAGATCTCACTACTTCACCAAACTGGACGTTGCTTTCCGGTGTCTCGAACGGCTTGACTATCTCCAGCAATGCCGCTGCAAACACAGGTAATACCTCCGCAGCATCTTTTGCCTCTTACCTGTCCGGAACAAAGCGGTACATTGAATTCTACCTACTCAGCCTTGTATCTAACCACTCGGCCTATATCGCCTTAGCGATATCTGATAGCGCCAACTACCTAGCCGCTAAATACGCTGGCGGGCAGTTGTATTTCACTAAACGCATCGCTGGGGCTGGCACTAACATAATCACCTACACGGCAACACCTGGCCCTACAGACTTGATTAGATATGAGTTTGATGCCGTGGCCAACACTGTGCGTCTTCTAATTGCTGGGTCTGAAGTTGTAGGAGCAACACCAGTAGGCAGTCTTGTTGGTTTACCTACCTCTCTGCCTCCCGGTCTTATCAGTGGAGGTGGCGGCAGCGGAGCACAAGTTCCTTGGATAGATTCTTTTAAATATGGAGTGATGGCATGACTATTCGCCGGTTTCGGACACCTCTTGTTGAAACTGGAGTCTCTCCCAACACGGTAGATCTAAGTCCACTTATGCCTGAAGGTATTCATGATTTCTGCATAGTGGATTGGAGCGAGGAAGCAGATAGATTTGTTGTGGTCGAACTTAATGTTTCAAATAACTTTGCTAATGAGTTGTTAGCTATTCCATCAATAACTGAGATATCCCGTCTTTAAATATAGGAGAGCTAAATGACATTAGTTTCACAAATTATTACTGATGCTTATAGAGCTAGTAATATTATTCCTATTGGAGACTCTCCAGATACAGATCAAATTACAGAGGCTTTAAGATATCTCAATAGAATTATTTCATCTGTTTTTGGGAATGAAGTAGGGGAAGGTTTTGACATCTTACCTATCGGTAAGAACAACATCACTAAGCCTAGTGGATTTCCTTGGTCAACTGATGAATATCTCACAGGCGATATTACAGTACCTTCTAACACAAAGATTGTTTTTAATCTTGAAAACTCTGCAAGTATCTATTTAAACCCTGCTCCTAGAGACGGAGAAAGGTTCGCTGTTATAGATGCCTCAAATAACTTCGCAACTAATAATGTAGTTGTTTACGGCAATGGTCGGAATATCGAGTCAGCAACTAGTGTCACTCTTAGTACTAATGGGTACAGTGCTGAATGGTTTTACAGAGGGGATTTAGGCAATTGGCAGAAGTACTCTTCACTAGCCATCTCTGATACATTCCCCTTCCCTGAAGCATTTGAAGACTATTTTGTAACACTTCTGTCTGTTAGGTTGAATCCTTCCTACGCCGTTGAAATGGATGTTCAGACTAAAGGTATTTTTGATAGAGCCAAGAAGCAGTTGAGGGCTAGATATAGCCAAGTAAAAGAGATTGGTTCTGAACTAGCACTAGTCAAACTTACTGTAGAAAGAGATTATCTCTACTCTGAGAATATAGATGAATTTAATAGAGGATAACTATGGTAAATACAAGACTAATCGCAAATTCCACATCTCTTAATTCTATTGGTGGGGCCGGATATATTGGGTATTCTTATGCAGAGCCTTATACTAGTAATACTGTAGGCGCTCAACTAAAATCTCAAAAAAATTCTATTGACTTCCTTATTCATAAGTTTTATGGTCTAGTCTCAGTAAAAGATTTTGGAGCATTGGGAGATGGAAGCACTGACGATACTTCTGCAATTCAGGATGCTCTTGATAGTGGTGCAAATATATACTTCCCCTCCGGTAAGTATAGGATTACTAGCACTCTTACTATGAACACTAGAGGACAAGGACTTTATGGTGATTCTGGAAGTGTGGGCGGTAAAGGAGATATATCCGGCAACTTGTTTGGTTCAATATTATGGTTAGACATATCTGATGCAGCATCTGCAACTAGTATTATAACTGTTACAGCAAACCAGTGCTCCTTTTTCGGAATGAAGTTTATCGGAGATGCAGGAAATGCTGTTGATATTGGTATTCTAGCACAGAAGACAAGTAATACTGATGATCTGGATATGTATGTTCTTGACTGTGAATTCGCATATCTTAAAAATCCGATTATTACATATGGTCGTGGTCTAGAAGTAGATAGATGTGTTTTCTCTGCGCTATCAGGCGGAGACTCTGTCACATGTTATTGGCCGTCTAGCGGAACATCAGGTGATGATGCTCAAACCGCTGATCTATATAAAGGTAGAGGTTTTAGGCTTACCAATAACAGACACCATGGCTCTGGTACTTTCCTAGTAATTGACGGCTTTAAAGCAAGAGGCCTCATACTAGCTATGAATATGGTAGATTTTGGAGACAGACTTCTACGTGTACAAAACGGTGGTGGTGTTTTATATGCATCAGCTACTGGTAATATTGCTGATCTTTGTGGATCAACTC